TTCTTCCCATTCTTTCCGTTCTTCCCATTCTTCCCACCGTTCTTCCCGTTCTTCCCATTCTTCCCACCGTTCTTCCCATTCTTTCCGTTCTTCCCATTCTTCCCACCGTTCTTCCCGTTCTTCCCATTCTTCCCACCGTTCTTCCCACCTTACTTCCCAGCAGCACCTTACTTCCCTTACTTTACAATCCCAGGCGTTCAGTAATAAAAAATAAATAAGGTATACCACACTTATCACTAGGTGTGGTATACTTTTATTTAGATAGGTTTATAGAGATAGGAATTAATATGTCAATATATAATGAAAATGAAAGTTTGTGGTTTACAAAAGATAGATCAGAAACAGCAGTAAACAGATACCCATCAAAAACTATTGGCAACAATATTTTAGTTGAAAACCCAGCACTTGGAATTAATCTATATAGAAATGTGTTTTCAAAAGAAGATTCAGAAAGATATATAAAAATTCTAGAATCTAATTTAGGCGGTAACGGAAAATATAAATGGTCAGAAGCAAAAGTAACCAACTCTGATGTACCAATAAAGAAGGCCAGAGACGCTGTAGACTTTAGGTTTAAGCAAGAAAACTTAGGACCAAAAGATGAAACAAACTCTGAACTAATTGACCTACATGAAGAGATCTATCAAAAGTTAAAGTTCTGTGTTGACGATTATGCACGGTACTGGGGAATTAATGTTACATACTATGAAGCATTTAACTTTGTTAAGTATGAAGGAGAAGGAACTCACTTCAATATACATGCAGACCACGGCCCAATGTATAACTGTACAGTATCTGCTGTTATTTATATAAACGAAGATTATGATGGTGGAGAGATTAAGTTTCCAAGAATGGACAATTATACCCATACTCCAAAAATAGGAGACATTCTACTTTGCCCATCAAATTATATCTATGAGCATGCTTCATTGCCTATGAAAGAGGGAACAAAATATTGTGTTGTCGTAATGACAGACATAAATGAACTAGGACACAAGTAGTGTCTTTGATCGCCAAATTCAGATCATTTAGACCATGGTTAGACAAAGAAGATATTTCTACACCAGGACCAACACAAAAAGAAATACCAGGTTGGTATAAAGACGCAGATAGATTTGCAAAAATGCCAAACGGAGAATATTATAAAGCACCAAAAGAGGTTTGTCCATTTCCAAAAGAAGGAACAACAGATGATTATGGGAAAATCCCTACATGGAAAGCATGTCCTGCTATTATGGATGCGTTTGCAACTGGGTATGTTTTTAAAACTCCATGTGATCTAACATTTGCCAAAAATTCCCAGGGAATAATTAATGTAACAATTAATGACCCTAAGTATAAAGACTTCTGTACTCAAAGACCACCAATGCCACAATTTGAACATCCTAAAGGATATTACCAGCATCACTTTGCTTGGAGTTCTCCATGGGGATTAGAGTTACCAGAAGGCTATAGTGCGCTATTTATGACACCAATGAATAGGTTTGATCTTCCATTTTTAAATACAACTGGAGTAGTTGATTCAGATAAGGTTCACCTTCTTGGAAGTTTTCCATTTTTTATTGCAGAAGGATGGGAAGGGACCATTCCAGCAGGAACACCATATATTCAAGTTCTTCCTTTTAAAAGAGAAAATTGGGAACATGAGATAGACATTTTAAGTCAATCAGATATGTATGGTAAAATGGTAGATAACGCAAAATTTTACCGTCAGCCAGATGGCGGAGTATACAAAAACAAAGTCTGGTCACGAAGAGAATACAGATAAGGAATATAAAATGCAGACATGGACAGAAAAACAAGATCTTGGTAACGGGATATGGGTCTATAAGGGAGTTATTAAAAAAGAATTTGATGTAATAAATAGGCTTGAAAGTACAATTGGGCCAGTAGCCCCATATGGAGAATTATCTTCAGACGGTAAAAGATATCACTGGATGCCAGCGTATGTTGGATATCAGCAACTGATGCCAGAGTATAGAGATTGTGTAGATTTTAAATTTAAAAAAACCGATATAGAACAAGATAAAAGTGAAGATTCTTTAAAATTACAATCACTTTGGCAAGACCTGTATGATGCTAAGTTACCAGCAGTAGAAGATTATTCAAGAATGTATAACATTCATAGTTTAAAATATTGGGAAGCGTTTAACTTTATTAAGTATGGACCAGGTCAACATTTTCAAGAACATCACGATCATGGGTTTTCCTATAATTGTACAGTTTCCTTAGTATCATATGTTAATGATGACTATGAAGGTGGAGAACTTTTCTTTAGACTGCAAAACCTAAAAGTCAAAGCAGAGGCTGGAGATCTATTTATTTTCCCATCAAACTTTATGTATCCACATCAAGCGATGCCAGTAACTTCAGGAAATAAGTACTCTATTGTCACTATGCTTGATTACAACAAAAAGTTTCACACTCCAGAAATGTATGTTGCGGATAATCATTAATGTATAATATTTCAGTTGAGCAAACTCAAGACTCTAAGTTCCATCTTAATCCAATGTCAATAAAAAGAGATTGGATGGACAACACATCAGAAGGTCATGCTTATAGATGTTTCCCAGTAACACAGGCAAACGTTATTGGGTGGAGCCTTTCTTGTGAAGAAGACATAGAGTTTATTTGGGATGGAACAAATGATCAAACTCCAGACCATATTGAGATAGTGTCAGCGCCAGAAGGAACTTACGGTGGAAGAGGTCAGTCTTCTGTAAGTTTTCATACTGGTTTAATATTTAGAACAGAAGAAAACGTTAGTTTGCTTGCTATAAATCCAGTAAATTATTTTAGCAATGATTTTGAAACAATGTCTTCTTTAATTAGTACATCTTTTTTTGATAATCCGCTACCTCTTGCAATTAAAGCAAAAAAAGCAAATGAAAAAATTGTGATTAAGTCAGGAACGCCATTAGCAACTATAGTTCCAATTTCTTTATTAAATTTAAACAACACTGTTATTGAAATAGTTGATTATAAAGATCAAGATAGAAAAAGAGAAAAGGAAAATATTTCGTATGGTGCAGCAGCCCAAGTTATTAATTCTTCTGGTCAGTGGACAGACTGGTATCGAGATGCTATTAATGAAAAGGGAGAATCTAAAGGGTCTCATGAGGTAAAGGCTTTAAGGTTGTCTGTAAAAAATAATACTAAAAATAAAGAAAATGGTATAATGTAATTATGAATAATGCAGATAACGTTGTTTTCAGAAAACCATCAATGACGCCTTCTGGGTGGTTTGGTAATAGCAAAGACATGATTGTTGAGTTAGAAAATTTTATGACTCAAGAAGAGATAGAATTTTTAGAGAAGGCTGCAAAGTCATTGACGATCTGGGATGTAACTCAGAGCCATGTTAATGAAAACGGAACAGTTGTTTATGACTCTGAATACTGGAAAGATAGAGTGGCAACTAGTCCAACTTTAGATAAAAATGATCCAACAATTGCACCAGTAATTGCAGGCCTGTTTCAAAGGCTTAAGCCAATCGTTGAAGAGTTTTATAAGGTAAAGGTTACCCCTACTGGTACAACTATCGTTAGATGGCTCCCAGGGCAGTTTCAGAACCCTCATGCAGACAAGGAACTACACGAAGGCCCAGATGCTGGACTTCCAAATGATTTTCCAAACTATGATCTTTCAAGCCTGTTCTATTTAAACGAAGACTACGAAGGTGGAGAGTTATACTTCCCATTGCAAGGTGTTCAATTTAAACCAAAGAAGGGTGCTGCTTATTTTTTCCCAGGGGATATGAATTATGTTCATGGAGTAACAGAAATTAAGAGTGGTATTAGATACACCTGCCCATTCTTCTGGGAGATTACAGAGCATACGGGAGATAGAAAGCCATGACAGAGCCTCTCAATGTAATTGAAATATATCCAAAGATATTTGTGTATAAGGGTCTTTTTAAAGACATTGAGAATACCTATAGTCTTTTAAAAGAATCTCAAGGTGAAGAAGACGGACTTTTTAGCCCATGGACACAATGGTCCAGGTTTGGTGAATACATTAATCCAATATTTAAAACATACAATGATAATTTAAAGATAGAGCATGTTGAAAAAGTAAAAACTTCAACAGAAAAACAAGAGGAACACAAACAAGTTCTTTTAGAAATTCTTAATAATTTTATGATAGCAACAAAAGACTACATTACAAAAAACAATGTTGACTTTGATGAAAATAAAATTGTTCCAAACGTCAAGGATCAAAATGGGAATCCAATCAAAGAGTGGGAATACACTGGCCCATCTATAGCAAGATACAAAATAGACATTGAAGATCCACTAGCAATGACATACCATACAGACTACATAAGAGAGCCAATCGTAACTCCAGGACACAAGTTTGCAATTACTGCTTTAACATACTTTAATGATGACTACGAAGGTGGAGAAATTGATTTTATAGCAAATGGCGATGCCTATATGTATAAGCCAGAGGCTGGAGATCTTCTTGTTTTCCCATCAGGACATCCAGACTTTTTAATGTCTGAAAACTCTATATACCTTCACGGTGTCATGCCCGTAAACCATAACTCAAAGTATCTTTCAAGAATGTATTGGACAAAATATTCTGCAGGTGCTCCAGAGTGGTTTGAAAATGAAAAAAAGTTTGGTAAAGAAAAATGGCAGGAAATGCAACAAGAAATTATGCAAAAGTTTAGAGATGAGAATCCTAATAGAAATAATGCTGACAAAGAAAGAAGGATACAATGAACCTAGATAATAAAAAAAGAATAACCAAGGACATAGTTGTTTATGAAAACTTTGTTGATGCAGAAACTGCTGCCAAACTTGTAAAAGTTTTAGACAAGCATGCAGAACTTGGGCTAATTACATGGATGCCAATATCTTTTTACGAGTCTTACTCTTCAGTATTGCCACAAGACAACGATGAGCATGTAGAAAATGAAGGACTTCCAAGCGACATATTCTCACAAATGAAACAGGGAATTATTGATGCTGTTGCAAGTGTTCATGATCTTGACCCAAAGGTAATTTCTCAAATTGGATACCACACACAAAAGTGGGAGCCAGGAGCATACGCAAGAAAGCACTCTGACAACACCGATGAGCACGGACACTCTGGTGCTTTTACAAGAAGTCGCTATGCAGCATTTTTGTATTTAAATGATGATTTTGAAGGAGGGATGTTGCAGTTCCCAGATCAAGATATAAGCCTTCAACCTAAAGTTGGAATGCTTGCCGCATTTGACGGGGGATCTAACAACATGCACGAAGTAACCCTTATTACCAGTGGAGTTAGATACACTATTGGTTCATTCTGGGATGATCGTGAAGAAGATGCTTACCCACAAGAAGTAAGAGATGCCTGGGCAGAAGAAATGAAAGCCACCAGAGCACAGCAAGAAATTGAAAGAGCAGAATGGCAAGAGTTGCTAAAGCAAGGATGGAAACTTGATTCTGATGGAAA